TTCATATACTCTTACTAATTGTAATGTATCTGGATTGATTTTTTGTAATCTTGGTCCTAGTGTTATTAATGGTTCATTAAATCCTGTTGTAGTTTTTTGAGATAATGTATTAAGTTTTTCTAATACTATCTTATTATTTTGTTCTAAATTTTCTATTTTATTAAGTAATAAATCTATTTTTTCATTATAATTTTTAATAAGTTCAACAAATGTTTTATTATCACCAATATCTTTAATTAGTTTTAAACTTTCTAATTCTAATTTTGATTTTTCTACATCATTTGGGGTACAACCATAATTATAATTTTTAATATTATATTTAATAATATTTATTAAATTACTATATGATAGATTTTTTCCGATTAAAAATAGTTCATTTTCTTTTTCATGTCCTTCTAAATCTTTTACTTTATTAGGTTTAATATCATTATGATTATGTAAAAATTCTTCAAATTCTTTACTTTTTTGTACTATAAAACAATCTAATAATAATATTTCTCCATATTTACTTTTATGTTCGTTATATCTTAATAAAATTCCTTTATCACTTCTACCAATTTTAACAATATACTCACCATTTTCATAAGATTTTACTCTAATAATATAAACTATAGAACCTATTGTTGCATATTCTCTTAATAAGAAATCTTGTTTAGATAATAATAAATTTCTTTTATGTTCTAAATCTTTATTTTCTAATTGTAATTTAACTTCATTACATTCTTCTAAAATAACATCTTGTAAAATTTCTTCTAATTTAATAAAATATTCATGAATTTCACATGCTTTTTTTGTTCCTGCTTTAATACAAAAAAGTTTAAAACATTTAACAGTTAATAAAATAATTATTCTATTAGAACCACCACGACCTTCTTTTGTTTGCTCCTCTTTTTGGAGGAGCAAACATTTATAATCAATAGATTCTTTAAAATTATTTTCTAATAATCTATTTGCGTTAGCCTTTTTATTAAATCCTAACCAAGTCCATATATCATCAAGAGATATAACAAAATCATCTTTATTATAATTTAAATAGCAATAAAAAGATGATATAAATAATTGTTGTTCTGATTCTGTAAAGTTTTGTTTAATTTTTGTAAGAAATTTATTATTAGTTGGAATATGCAAGCCTATATATCATAAATGGTGTGAAAAAATAATTAATGCGACCATATAAATCCTTTATAAACTTCACCAGAAGCGATTACTTTTTTTATTTTACATAAACTCATCTGAAATTCTCTCACAATATCAGTATACGATTGATATTCTTTTATTACCTCATTATTTATAGGATTAATTCTTTTTACAGAAATAGAATTATATCTTCTTTTTACTTCTGGTAATGTATTATATTCAAGGTATTTATTTCTTAATTCTTCAGGAACTTCAGAAAAATACATAAAATAGTGACCGCGGCATAATGCCCCGTGTCTAATTGATTTATATATACATAATGTAGATTTAAGTTGCATATCTGCACATGCTGCTAATTGGTCTTCAAATACTTTTATAATATTTTCTTTTTTAAAATCGAGCATTGCTACAAAATCGGTTGGATTTATTTTATGTTCTTGTAGTTCTGGAAGAGTTTGCACTGTATCATCTGGTAAATTTCTATTAAGAAACATCCATCTATGATTATTGTATTCATAATTATTTTTAATAGCACCTCGTAATCCTCTTGCACTCATTCTAGGTTCTTTTCTTTCAGCCATCGTAATACCATTATATGTACATACAAGTTGCCCATCCATTGTATATTTTTGAATTTTGAATCCTTTTCCAATTTTCTTATTATCATCAGGAACAAATGCACGTGGAACTTCTTTATATACAACAACAGGTTCTTTGTTTTTTTCTTGTTCGCGAAGTAATAGGAGTTTTTGTAGTTCTATTTCTGCATTTATTTTTTTTAATTCATATAACTGTTCGTTTGTTTCTCCTTCATATTCTTTTTGCTTTCTTTTTATTATCATTATCAAATCATTATAATATTCTTTATGTATACAAAATACTTCAGTTGATGTATGACCATTAATTTCTTCTATATATTGATATGGTCTTATATTAGTATCTCTATGTAAAGCTTTTTCAAAATCAATATATCTATTTACTTCAAAAAAGTTCATGACAATAATATTTTCTTTAAAATCTCTTTTTAAATGACTTACTCTATCTTCAATATCTTTTGTTGAACCAATTTTTATCAAAATCTTATCGTCTATATTTTTTATTTTTGCAACATATACACCATTTTTCTTTTTCCATAATTGAATCAAATTATTATGCATTTTTAATTCATAATCTCTTTCATTTTTTTCTACTGTTTCTTTTAGAGAATTTTCTAATGTATATTGTCCAGTTTTTCTGATTTGTTTAATAACACCTGCAACCCATTTTTGAAAGGTTCTTGCAATAGGCTTTCGTGAAATATTAAGAAGTCTATATAGACCAATTTCAGTTAAAAAGGTCATATTCTGAATTCCTCCAGATGTTTCACAATCTGTCATAACTTTTTCATCCTCATCGAAATTCTTTAATGTTTCTCGAATATTTTTAATTTCTAATATTTTTGCTATATCATTTGCTTGAAAAATAGGTTCTCCATCGTCGTGGATTTTTATAGTTATATTATTAATTTCATCATTATCAATAAACGCTTTCACTATATCCATTTTGTATTTAGTTATTATATATAGACAATTCTTATATACTTTGCAGTTCAATAAATCGTACATACATTTATGATTATGATATCTAAGTCGACGCCCTTTGTCGACTTAGATATCATAATCATAAATTAAGGGTGTATGTAATCCTGACGACCATTTTTATCTATTAATTGTTGTATAATAAAGACATAAAAATAAGACTTATATTTTTGAGTTTAGTTGGAATAAGCTAATCCACCCATACCAGAGAGGATACGGAGGACGTTGTAGTTGACAGCGTAGATTGAAATAGTGCCAGCGATAGATGATGAAACAGATAGGACTGCAGTGTCAATGCGAGACATATTGAGAGTACCAGATGGTTGGTGCTCCTCAGGCTTGAGGGCAAATGAGTATACGTTGATGCCGTTGTTGTACAATGAGGGCGTGCACTCGTGATGCTGGTACGCTTGTACGACGGAGTAGTACGTACCATTTCGCTCTGCCATTCTGTCATTCCCGTTGAGCTGAATCTTAGCACGGAGCACGGGATTTTCACAAATAGCATAAACATTCTTTGCATTGTCAGAGAAGTTATTCCAGTAAGTTCCGGCATCAGTTCCATGTACGGTCCAGATAAGTTCCTTGCAAGGATGGTTAAATACCATACGAACACCCTTAGTATTATTGGGGTCACTTGAAGAAGGGATGGTATCAGAACCAGGGAATTGGAGCTGTTCAATAAGGTACTCATGAGAAAGCTGGGCGAATCTGCGACGTTCATCGGTGTCAAGGAAGATATAATCGACCCACATAGAAACATCATTAAGCTGAAGATCAGAAGCAACACCACCTAATTCTGAGTTATTCTTGCTGATAGCACTCGAGCCATTATCAGCGAGTAATTTACCATCATCAGCAAGGTCACAAAAGTTAGTTGATGTTTTATCGACCATTTCAGCAGCAGATGCATAAGTAATATTAATCTTCACTTCATGATATTGGAGGGCAATAAGAGGAAGGGCAAGACCAACATTGCGACAGAACCAGAACTCAAGAGGGACATAGATTTCATAACTGTCTTCAGGTCCTAAGAAAATAGAACGATTCTTAGAATCACCACCAACCATAAGTCTATATCCATCCTTCTTACCAGGGGAAAGGGTCAACTCATTCCAGATGTAAAGCCATTCAGAATAGTGCTTATCGATTCTCTGTCCACCAATTTCAAGCTCAATCGTCTTAAGTAATCTTTGACCAAAATAGGGAACAAGAGCAATACCGTTAGAAGCAGATGATGAAGCAGGAGAAGATATAGACTTGTTATTTTTAATCTTGGCACTATAATAGATTCTATTGATTAAATCACCATTACGGGTAATGAGAACACTTACGGAAGAACCAAAGTTGTTGTTTCCATTGAAAGATTGCTCAATGGCTTCCATAGCGAAGTTCGTATGGCGACGATATACCACCTTGAAAAAAGTAATCTGGGGATTACCAGTTAAATACATATCTTGAGCACCATATGCGACCAATTGAAGCAAACCCCCTCCCATTTATGTTATATTCTTTATACTATAATAGGAGAAAAAAAATGAGTTATATTATTTTTGCATATGCCTGTGTGTAAAAAGCGAAAAACAGCATAAAAAAATCAAAAAATTGAATAAAATATTAAGCCTAATTGGAATAAGCAATGCCACCCATACCAGACATAATACGGAGAACATTATAGTTCACAGCATAGACACTTAGTGAATGTCCGGAAGTAGATGAGAATCCACCATTAGCATTCATAGAAAGGTTAAGAACAGCAGTATCAATACGAGACATATTAAGAGTTCCAGATGGTTGATGCTCTTCGGGCTTCAATGCAAAAGAATAAACGTTGATACCAGCATTTGCAGGCACATTTTCATGATGCTGGAAAGTTTGAACAAGGTTGAAGTACGAACCGTTTCTCTGAGCAAACCGGTCATTGCCGTTGAGAACCAGCTTAGCGTTGGCAACAGGGTTCTTGGAAGCACTCTTGGCAGATGCAGCCAACTTGTCGGTAATAGCCTTGACAGTAGTATCACTTGAAAGAATCTTGTTATCAGTTCCATTAAGGGATGATGAGCAAGTGTAATTCATCCAGTTGTTATTGGTTTCATCTTGGTTAGTATAAGTCTTGTTAACAAACCAGATAAGCTCCTTGCAAGGGTGATTGAAGTTAAGCTTCGGCTTGATATTATCCTTGCTCTGAACTGATTCAGTTCCAGTGAATTGAAGTTGCTCAATGAGGTACTCGTGGGAAAGTTGGGCGAATCTTCTGCGTTCATCAGTATCAAGGAAGATGTAATCAACCCATAGAGATGCTCCAAAACCATTAGAAGGAACAGTTGAAGTTCCCTTACATCTTTCAGCAGTCTCAAACGCAAGATTGAGCTTAACTTCATGGTATTGCAATGAGATTAAAGGAAGGGCAAGACCAACATTGCGACAGAACCAGAATTCAAGAGGAATATATAACATCTTCTGTAGTCCAGTTCCAGGAGCTCCTCCAACAGCACCAACCATATCGTTGTATCCAGCCTTCTTTGACTTGGGAAGAGAAAGCTCATTCCAGATATACATCCAATGTGAATAATGCTTATCAATCTTCTGACCACCGATTTCGACTTCAACATAGTTAATTAAACGAAGACCGAAGTACTTACAAAGACTATCAGCAGTAGCATTTGACAAATCTACAGAAAGGTAAACACGGTGGATTAAATCACCATTGCGCGCGACAGTGCATGTAACTCTTTGTCCATATCCAGGTGTACCGTTAAAAGTCTGTTGGATAGCTTCAATAGCGAAGTTCGTATGGCGACGATAGACCGCCTTGAAGAAAGTAATCTGGGGATTACCAGTTAAATACATATCTTGAGCACCATATGCGACCAATTGAAGCAAACCCCCTCCCATTTATGTTATATTCTTTATACTATAATAGGAGAAAAAAAATGAGTTATATTATTTTTACATGTGCTGTGTGTAAAAAGCGAAAAACAGTATTAAAAATCAAAAAAATCGAATAAATATTAAATTTAGTTGGAATATGCGAGACCTCCCATACCTGACATGATACGAAGAACATTGTAGTTAACTGCATAGACATTAACAGTTCCTGACACATCAGACGTCATAGAAAGAACTGCAGTATCAATACGAGACATGTTAAGAGTTCCAGAAGGTTGGTGCTCCTCAGGCTTCAGTGCGAACGAATAAACGTTAATACCCCTATTTTTAGGCACATTGGTGTGATGCTGGAACGGTTGAACGTAGTTAAAATAGCCACCATCGCGCTCTGCAAATCTGTCATTGCCATTGAGTTGTAGTAAGGAGCGAGTCAATGGGTTAGTACCTGTAGGATATATGGCGTTAATGAGATTAGAAGTATTTGCACCAAATAGAGTATCAGACTCATAAGAAGTGTCAGCAGTATAGTTATACCAATCATGAGTACCATTACCAGTCTTCTTGGCTACCCAGACAAGCTCCTTGCAAGGGTGATTAAAGTTAAGTCTGTATCTATTTCCAGAGTTATTAGCAATAGATTCAGCACCGGTAAATTGAAGCTGTTCAATGAGATATTCGTGGGAAAGCTGGGCGAATCTACGACGCTCATCAGTGTCAAGGAAGATATAATCAACCCAAACAGTAGCATCAAATGCCTTATTGGGGAACTGAGTATTCAAAGTACTAGTGCTGAGAGTAGTACTTCCATTACGCTTGGAGATACACTTGTTGATTTCCTCAAATTGAATCTTAAGTCTGACCTCATGATATTGCAATGAAATAAGAGGAAGGGCAAGACCTACATTCCGACAGAACCAGAACTCAAGAGGAACATATAGAGTGGTAATATCTTTATTAACTTTCGCAGTTTCACTAGTAAGAGAACTGGTAGAACTGACAAGGTCACCATCAGCACCAACCATCATTTCGTAGCCATACTTCTTACCCATAGGAAGAGAAAGTTCGTTCCAGATGTAAAGCCAATCGGCATAATGCTTGTCAATCTGCTGACCTCCAATTTCGACAGATACAGATTGGATGAGTTTCAAGCCAACATAGTTAACATATCTATCAGTTGAATCAGTGTCATAACTATAATCCGTTAAGGCAGGAAGATTTACCTGAAGATAGGTGCGATGGATTAAATCACCATTACGAGAAATAGTGATATTAACACTGTTTCCAAAAGCAGGAGTTCCGTTGAAAGTCTGCTGGATAGCTTCAATGGCGAAGTTAGTGTGGCGACGATAGACCACCTTGAAGAAAGTAATCTGAGGATTACCAGTTAAATACATATCTTGAGCACCATATGCGACCAATTGAAGCAAACCCCCTCCCATTTATGTTATATTCTTTATACTATAATAGGAGAAAAAAATATATGATATAAGAATGTAAACATACACCTTGAATATATGCAGTTGCAATGTTTAAAGAAAAAACTTCTAAAAAGCGACTGAATGTTCCAAATAATGCCAAAGATAATGCTACACTTGATGTAATGCATAATAAAATGATTAAGACATTTTCGGGAAAAATGGAAGAAAAAGAAGAATTATTAAAAACTCTTGATAATTTATTCAGAATACAAGGAATTATTACAGATAGGATTGAATATTTATATCACAATACAGGTCAATTAGGACAATTAGATTTAAATGAACACTATGATATTTTGTGGTCTTCAAATATAAAACTATCTGAGGAAATTATATCTATAAATAGCAAAATTAAAAATATAGACGAATATGATGAAATCGAATATTATAAAAAAACAAGCAATATATTATTTAATTATTATGATATGTTGGAAAAGCAATCTAAAGCTCCAGTCATAAAATCAAATCATACACCAAACAAATTTACAAATAAAACTATTTTAGATGCGCTGAATAATATTAAATCTCAAAATCAATCTCATAACCAACCTCATGAACATTTGAATATAGAAGATATTATTACTGATAAAAGTACTCTAGTAGATGAATATTTATTTATAACAGATAAACAACATATTAAGAAGATAAATTATGATGATTTAGAACTATGTCCTAATTGTAAAAAACAAATGATATGTCTTCAACAAGATGCTATTATTATATGTGATCATTGTGGATACCAAGAATTATTACTTGTTGAACAAAATAGACCTA